TCTGGCATTATACGAATTTTGGATTAAGGAGTGGAATAACCGGCTAAAGTAAAAAGCCTCTGGCGATTATACCAGAGGCTTTTTTGTTGTTAGCAAGCCCCGAATCTAAAGGACTGAAAACACTCGTATTCTTTATTGACAAAGAACCCTAATTCGTCAAGTGTCTTTTTTTCTTCCTCTGACACCATCTTAGGGTCAATGCCACAGATGGTAAGCTCATCATGTGCGCAATTTGTCGGGTGGCTGGGGTTGCCATATTTTAGAAATATTTGCAACGCCTTGATTAAATCTTCCATAATCCCTCTCTGTGTTAAGTCGCCACTATTGCCAGCTAACCCCCGGCACTTGTTTTAAGTGCTGATTCCAGGGTAGTTCATATCTCAAAATCGGTAGCCCCTCATCAAAGAACTGTTTGCAGGTAATCGGGCTATCGTCAACCAAGATGGTCCCTAACCCGCGTTTGTCCTGGGTTTTTATGATCTTATCCCAGGTCATCCCGGCGCAACCGAGCCAGCCCTCAATGTTTCCGAGGCTTAGAATGGTTGCGGTTACGATCCAGATTTGAAACCCCATTCGCTTGATGCTTGCCAACTTACGCGCTGCGCCGGGGAATGGGTCACTGAGCATTTCGGTGTATTCATTACTCCAGGCCCATTTGAGGTATTGCCGTTGGCACATGTAAGCGAGTCCAAACGAGGCGCATCCCCCGCGCTACGGATATGTCACCAGCCATATCATCAGCAAAGTCCTCCATATTGACCATATTGTATTTTTGTTGCTGAATCCTATCCCCCTCTGCTGCTGTGCTATCGGTTTGCTCAGTTACGATTTGAGCAAGCAGCGGAGTTATGGCAACAAGGTGAGCCAGGACAATAAGCATGTTACCGTGCAATCTCACTGCCTCTTGATGCTCTAATTTGGTTGCCTCTGCTATCTTGTCGGGCGTATTGAATAGGGTTTGCAGAGTTTTTAAGATACTCTCATCAGGCATCTATTCCCCCTCTGGTTTTTTCGCTTCCACAATAGCAATGATATTTTGTGGCACAGATTCAGTAGGCACTACAGTAGTTGGCGTTGTCACAAGCGATATTCACGGAGCGGCAGGTCTTCCCAGTAACGATTGGGGATGGTTGCAGATTCGTGGATATTGTGCGAAGATTAACGTTGGCGCGTCTGTAACAATCAATCACGCTCTTAAAACAACCAACGGCGCTGTCTACGCTCCTAACGGTACTGTCGTTGATAACTACTACACCAGCTTCGGTGTTACCCGCAAGGAAATCGACTTCGTTCTAGGCACGTCTACTACTGATGTTACCGCCAAGATTGAAGAGGGTATTGCTCACCAGCAAGACAACCAGCTTTCAGGCGACATTATCAGCGGTTCAATGGTACTTTGCAGCCCTGAATTCTTTGCTAAGCTGATCGCTCAAGCCGGTGTCAAGGAAGCCTACAAGTATTACCAGAGTCTGCAAGACCCGCTGCGTCAGCGTCTAGGCTCAGGTCTGTATCGTCGTTTTTCACATGGCGGAATGGATTTTGTCGAATATCGCGGTTCTTATAACGGTGTTCGTCTAATTCCTGCTGGCGATGCATATGCTGTCCCTATGGGCACCACTGACACGTTTATTAGTTATTTTGGCCCTGCAAACAAGCTAGCACTTGCTAACACAATGGGTGAAGAGGCTTACGTGTTCCAGTACCGCGATCCACGCGATGAGGGTATTCTGCTGCAGTCAGAATCTTCGCATCTGTCACTGGTTCGTCGCCCTGGTACTGTTGTGCGTCTGTTCTCAAGCAACTAATCAATAGTTGATCTAAGAAGGGGATAAACCCCTTCTATCTTAGGGTCTTGCATCATGTAGGCTCCTAAGATAGAATAAATTTGTAGCTACCTCGACGGAGGGAAAAGACTGACCATCTACCAGTCCTGCTACACCTTATAAAGTAGAATTTCCGAGAGGAAGCAATGAACAAATACTACGTGTACGGGCATTATTTCAAAGACACCTGCGAACTGTTTTATATTGGTAAAGGCTGCGGTAAGCGCATAGATAGCTTAGAGAATCGGTCGGTTAAATGGAATGAAGCCACTTCCGGCAGAGAGTGGTATTCTTCAGTAATTAAAGATAATCTCACAAGTAGTGAGGCGCTGTCGTTAGAGGCTAAGTTGTTGTTTACGACAAGTAATCTAGTTAACAGTTCGCTTTCTTCTGAAACTAAGGAGATTAACTCAGATATTCTTCAGAGATTTTATTACTGCGAAACAAGTCCAACTGGTGCTAGGTATGCTTACGACGTTGTAGGGACAAACGGTAGGACATATAAAAAAGCTGGGGAACCGGCAGGGAAGAAAGATGGCACTGTTACAGACAAGCGGGGGCCAAGGTGGACACTAAATATCGACGGCACTAAATGGTATATGCACAGGATCATCTATGCAATGTTCAATGATTTATCCTCGGAAAATGTCATTGACCATATTGATGGAAATGCATTGAACAATAAGATTGAAAATCTGCGGCAAATATCTCAAAAATTAAACACGCGTAATTCTTCCAGAACCAGAATTAGCAATACCGGAGTTCTTGGCGTTACCGAAGTGAAGAGAAAAAGACTTACTTTCACAACTTTTGTAGCTACAGTTTATTTAGAGACTGGAAAACAGAAGCAGAAGGAATTTGGTTCTTATAAACACGGTCGAGATGCAGCCTTGCAAATGGCAATTGACTGGAGAAATTCTGAGATTTCAAAACTAAACAAATCAGGCGCTGGATATACAGATCGGCACTTGTCTAACTAATCCTGCACATAGAGCAAAGGTTAATCCAGTGCTCTATCTACAGAACTAGCCAACGAATAAACCAATAAAGGAACCCTATGGCATTAACAGCAATTCAACAAGTCCGTCTGTTAGTTCAGGATAACTCCCCTGGTTTGTATTTTCTATCAGACGATGAGATTACCTATCTACTAGATAGAAACAATCAATCTATCAACCGTTCATCAATGGAAGCTGCAAGAATCATCTTGTTTCAGCTTAGTATGCGTGGTGATGAATCCGTAGATATTCTTAGCATCAAAGGTAGTAAAGCAGCGTTTGCTTATAAAGAAGCCTTGCAGCTTTATATCAAGAACCCTGATATGAATCCTGCGCTTACGCTGTCTAAAGTCTACGCTGGTAATATCTCTAAATCTGATATGCAAGCTAACGTAGATAACAGCGATAACAACGTAGTAACTACAGCAGGTCAATATCAGACTACTCCAGTTACTACAAGCAATGACTTCTTTAGTCTAGTTTGATTATGAATCAGTTTGATAGAACAGTAATCGCTGCTATTAACCGACACGGTATTGATGCTGTTTACAGCAGTACGTCTACCGGAGTGTATAACCCAGCTACAGGTACTGCTGCTAACGCATCAGCTAGCTATACCGTCAAGGTATATAAGCGGCAGTTCTTAGCTACGCAGTTTAACCAACCGCATCTGGTAGGTAAAGAAACCGCAATGTTCTACGTAGCAGCTAGCTTGCTATCAGTAGTACCTAAGCCGCAGGATACGCTGCAGTTCAACGGTAAGTTGTTCAAGCTGGATTCAGTGCAAGAACATGCTGCTCATGGTGCTGTGGTTTTGTATAGGCTAATTGGCGTAGCATAAAGGATTGATAGCCTCTAGGAAGCTCTAGAACAGCCTGTAAGCCTTTATAACCGCTGTAGATAGCCTAGAGTAGCCTGAAGGCTCTAGCGTGGCTTATAGCTTGTTCTAGAGGCTTGTAAAGGACTATATGAAGATCATCCTAAACACAGACAAACTCTTAGCTGAACTAGAGCAGTACAAACTAGAGGTACAACGTAAGCTAACCGGAATGGTTCAGAAGTTTGCTTATAGCTTTGCTGTAGCAGCTATCCATAACACACCCGTAGGTAACTCAGAACAGTACGCAGGTTTGTACAACCTACGATCTAGATTAAACGCTGGGCTTACACCAGTAGCAGGACATGCTAAAGCTGGTTGGTGGATGACCATGAACTACCAAAAGATTGGCGGTGCTAGAGCAGAAGCTGACCCTACTGGTACAGTAACTGCAGGTCGTATGCAGGAGCAAAGCAAGGGCTTTAAGCTAGGTGATACCGTGTATCTAACCAACATTACACCTTACGTTGCTACTCCGGGATGGAGTAATCCGATGTTTGGTTCGTTGGAAAAAGGATATTCTAAGCAGGCTGTTAATGGTATATCAGAACCTACTATTGCAGATATTGAGAACATCTACAGACAAGACTTGGTTAGATTCTATAACGAATCATAATACTAATTAAAGGAACAGAATGGCTACTACAGTAAAAGAATTTTATCTAGATATGAGGGATGGGTCTGCTACCTTTGAGTACGACGATGACTCGGTAAAGACCGTAAGGTTAGATCAATCCCCGGTGTCAGGGGTTGCGTCTGGCGTGCAGCGGGCCGTCGATGGGGCTTACGCGCTGGACGACACTATCATTTCCCCGCTGGAGATCGCCAGTTGCGAACTTTGGCTGGATGCAACGTCAGGACCGGTTAAGGCCGACTGGACGGCGTGCATCAATGACGGCGATGCGGTCGCGCAGTGGACCGACAACAGCGGGAACAACCGGCACGCTACCGTTGTCAGCGGGACGCCCACGTACAAACCCACCGGGGGCTGCAACGGTCGCCCCGGTGTGTCGGGTCGGCTCTCAACGCCGGGATTTGTGGCTACTGTGCTTCCCCGAGGTGATACGGGCAACAATCCCCGAAACACGGTCAACACCGCAGCACTGAACGCGCTAATACGCGCCAATTGGAATAGTTTTGCAGACGGTCTAGCGGATATCGCCGCTGATGCCCGCTTTACTGACTATAACAACACAACGTATTTTAATGCGGATAAGGTTCACTTAACCGATGCGGGATACGCGGCTGCTGCGCAAGTTTTCTTGCCAGCAATTCAGGCCCAACTGATTTGATCCCCTGCCGGTGAGTATTGATTTCACCACCGGCTATATACTAAATTTTACCAAAGGAGTTAGCCTAAATGAGCTTAGTCAAAATCAAGAAAGCTCTAGAGCAACGCTTAGCTGCGCTAACTCCGGTTCTACCTACAGCTTATGAGGCGGTTAGCTTTGAGCCTGTGCAATCAGTACCGTATCAACGTGTACAAGTAATCGCACAGACACCGGACAACAACACCCTAGGTCAACAGCACTACAAAGAACAAGGTCAACTGCAGTTGTTCCTATGCTATCCAACCAACAGAGGTACTGGTGAAGTATTAGCACGAGCTGAGCTTACGAGAGCTTGGTTTGCTAGAGGTACTACGCTAGTAGAGCAAGATATTGCTGTAGTAGTTGAAGGTACTCCTAGTATTCAAGGTTCTTTAGTTGTCGGAGATAGGGTAATCGTTCCAGTTTTAGTCAACTGGTATGCTGAAGTGTTTGGTAGTTGATTAGTACAAAATAATAAAACTATTGACTAAACTAGTCTTTTGTGGTAAATTCCAACCTCTCTTAATCTTGCTAAGAAGGTTACTAATGTCACAAAAGTACGCGCCAATTCCTGTAGGAACTGTCTTTAAAAACAAACTAGGGTATCAATATACAGTTGTTGATTACATAAGTTGCACTGAAGTAATAATTAAATTTGACAACACTGATAAACTAATTTCAGTTGCAGCTAGCACTATTAGGAACAATGAAATAAAGAACAGATTTGCTCCATCAGTAGCCGGAGTAGGTATTCTAGGTGATTGTAAAATTAACATACGCAACAAGGACTACCGGACTTGGCGAGGTATGCTTACAAGATGCTACGGTGAGGGGTCATTGAAAAAGTACACATCTTATAAAGGGTGTACTGTTTGTCCAAGCTGGCAAATTTTTACAGATTTTAAAAACTGGTTTGATAGGCAGCAAATGGAACCAAACTGGCATTTGGATAAGGACTTGCTCGTTCGTGGCAATAAGGAATACGGGCCAGATACTTGTGTATTTGTTCCAGCTGCAATTAACTCATTCTTGGTTGATAGACACTCGGAAAGAGGTAAGTACCCAATCGGGGTAACTGCAAAAACCAAAAACAATGTTACTAGTTATG